AAGATACCTCCTTGTCGTACCAACGTTGAACGGTTGTCCGATGTATGGGTTCCCCGAATTCCTGTTCTACCCACTTTGCTATTGCTGTCCATGTTTCTCCTGCTAACTTCCTTTTTACTATTCCATCCTTTGCTATTTCTGGTATCATCTTTTGCTTTCCTCCTTAATACTAAAACTGTTCCACACACTAAACAAACTAAATCGTCATCTAAATTTAAGACCATAAACCCTTTACACTTAGGACAAAAATTAGGGTTCATCTATTAAGCTCTTAAACAGTTTATCCCATCCAGCCGATTTACGCAACTTCTTTCCATAAGTCAAATTACCTTTTGGCCCCTCCTTTTCTTCAGGAATAGTATTTTCTTCCTCTTCTTCCCCTTCATCATCCCTAGGGTTACGGCTTAGTATATCTTTAGTATTAGCCCTATGGAGAGGATCACCTTGTCCTCCCATAGACCCAAAACCATATGCTGCTTTACTCACTATTTTATCTTTTTCTTTTTCATCATCTTGAATATCTTCTATAGTACGTTCTATAGAACGTTGTTTATCCTTAGCATCTTTAGCTACGGTATCCTGATTTTGTTCACCTTTATGTTCTGTCACTTTCTGTACATCCTCCTCATCTATTTTACGTTTAGTCCAATCAATTCTAATTGGCCCATGATGCCCGAATTGACCACCAGTACTAGCCCATTCTTGTTTTTCCACATTTAATTTCATTGGAGAACTATCCGTTACAAAATCGTGTAATCTTTCAACCCCCGACTTTTTCTTCTTCTTCTCCCCAAAAGTTGGATTAAAAATACCCGCATTAGTAGACGTAAAAACGGTACCATTAAGTCCTTCACCACCATCTTCTTTATGTAAATGGTGGCTATGAGAATGGGAATGGGCTTCAGGGGGAGCGGGGGGTTTTGATTTTGCTCTAGGACTTTGGGTACTTCCTTTAGCTTCGTCTAACAAATAATGTTTAACAATCTCTGGATTCAATTTCTTAGTCCGTTGTTCTATTTCAGTTACAGTTAATTGACGCTTATGCCCATCCATTGGTGCCCCAGTTTCAATCTTTTCTATCTTTTGTTGTACCCCATACCCAGAAGCATAGGCAGCACGTTGTACGTCCTCCGCTTGATTACGGGAATTATATGGGCCTTTATCTCCCCAATACCATTTACCTTTTCGGTGAGTTATCGGCATTTATATCTCCTCTAATATCCATATGGGCATCACTTAAATAGTCCAAATCATCCGCTACATTATTTAGCTCTTTTGCCACAACCGTAACCCAGTCTAATTGAAAGATCTTAGCATTTCCTCGCAACCAATGGGCAACTCTGTGTAGAGTTAATACTTGTTGTTCTTCACACATTTTTGTAAACAAAGCACCATTAACGGAATTTTCTAAAAATCCTTTCTCATGCGGGGTATCTTTATCAGGGACACAAGCTATTCGTTGTTCCGTAGTTAACAAATCAAACAAAGTTTCCAACGGCCTATCCAATTTACGTTCCATTATTAATCCTCCTCCTGAAAATTTTTAAAGTTTTCTAAGAATTGTTGTTCGGATAATGAAAAATCTACGTCTTCAACTACTACTAACCATTTCTTAAATTCTCTTATAGAATCAGGATAAGGAGGTAACCAGTGAACAGATTGTTCCTCCCACGACCATTTTCTATACATACCCACTAAGTCTAAATCAGTCATTTTCTTTCTCCCCTTCTTGAACAACTTCATACCAATCATGGGCAATGCGTTTTAATCTAGCTTGGACAATAATATTTAAAGACTTTCTATTGCTTGCCAGATGTTCTTTATACCAAGCACGATTCTTTTTTTGTTCCCGTCTTTCTCCTCTAGTTTCCATAAAATCATCTTTCTCCATTATACCTTAAATCCCCCTAAATAATACCGCAGATTTCATTGCTTCTATTATATATCCTTCTAATCCCACTGTTGGAAATTTAAGTCTTAAGATACATTTTAAACATAGTCTACCATGCTTGTTCCAATCCTTTAAAAATTCTTCTCTGTGTATTGGATACATCATTAGCCTATGACAATTAGCACAATCTACCACCAATCCTTGCATAGCCATATCAGCATCTTCATACACCTTACTTTAGTATTCGTGGGCCTGGTGGCGGCTCTGGATTAACAAATGTGTCAATCATGTCCTGTAAATCGCTAAATCTGAGTGGTGAATCTGGATTACTTTCCAAGTGTCCTACTGGGCCATAGAGATTAGATATCTTCCATTCCTTGGCACAAACAACCTGTTCACCTATAATAGCTATACTGAGATTATCTTCCCAAGCAGTACCATCCACAACCTCTATCTTACCTGTAAAGCAAGTCCATCCCTCATCTGGTACAGGAGTAGGTGTAACTACAACAACCCTAGCTTCCGGTGAAGGATAGGGAGTATAAGTTGGTAAGGGTTCTAGTACGGGATTATAACACCCCATAAGAAACCCTGCTACAACTGCTATTGATACTAACCATACTTTTAACATACTTTCCCTACCTTATAATCTATTAAATATTCCCTCGCTTCTAAAGAGCCAGGTACACTAAACACATCTATCTTTCGTCCCTGACATAAAGGACAGACTTTATAAGAATAATCTGTCTTCGTTAGAAAATCATGGCACTGATAAAAATCTATTGGAAGCATTATATATCCTTTATTCTTACAAAGAATACACACTTACTTACGCCCATTGGATTCCAACGTCCTTGCTACATCTTCTAATGTGGCTCCTAATGCACTATCATATGCAGTAAGTATAGCATACATCTTTGAGTTTTGAGAAGTATGTATGGGTGAATATACGTTGTCCTCAATGGAATCTACTAGAATATCTACTACTTGTTGGTGCCATATATTAAAGTCATCTATAAACTCGTCTGAAATCCCTTGTCTCCTTGCGTCTGCAATATAGGATACCACAGTATCATTCAAATTTTTAGATGTAACAGCATGAAATTGCTCATCATTCAAACTGTTAAAATCGGTATGCACAACCATATCCTCTAAAGCATCTTGGAAGGCGGTAAATTTAATCGTGAGGAATAGTCTAGCTTCATCAGATACTTGTGTCTGGGGAATAATTAAATCCACCCACGTATCAGCATGAGTAAATACACTATGTCCTAGTAGAGTCTCTGTATCAATTACACCCGCTGCTAGTCTACGTTCTTCCTTGGCTTCTTCCTGCTGCCCCTGGTAAAACGTTACCGCCATTGGCCCGATGACACCTGTAATGAAAGCTGCTACCACAGCAACTATAAGGGCTGGTGATAGTTTCATGATTACCCCCTACGTAGTGAAAATTAACTCCTTGTTACTACGGTCAGGAGAACGCATGACAGCCAAACCATCTGCGGGGTCTTCCTGACAATTACAAAATAGTTCAATCCCATTGCCATCTGGGTCTGTAAGATATATACTACAAGTCATACCGTGGTCAGTGCAACGTTCAATTATATCCATATGTTCTAAAATCTTGTAGTAAGCAGTTAAAGCTTCAAAATTTTCTACTTGTAAAGCCATATGATTCAATCCTAGTCCACCTTTCTGTACAGGAGCAGCATCTTCTTTAGCCTGAAACAGGGCTAAGTCATGGTGAATTTTACCACAAGTAAGGAATGTTCCCATGTCTCGTTTTAGAGATATGTGAAATCCTAATACTTCAGTATAGAATTTTGTAGACACTTCTACATCCTTAACATTTAATACTAAATGCCCTACTCGTTTTGGGTGTGACATATTTTCCTCCTATAATAAATGAGATATAAGTATAAAAATTCCAATAGCTATTACTACATCTGCTGTAGCTGCAATATACATGCCAATAAGCATTAATTTATCTGCTAAAGACATAGCTTACCTCTACTTATATATCATCTAATTCATCCAAGTTTAATGTTTGAACATCCGTTTTTTCTTCCTTAGGTCTATTCCGACCTGAAGGATTATATGAAATTCCCGGCTTATTAAAAGTAGGTTTAAATGTAGCTTTTTCTACAAACACATCTCCATTTAATCTAAACGTTCCTATATAATCTATACCATTCTCTAAGAACCACATTTGTTGAGCCGTAGCCTGTTTAATTACAGGAGCCATAAATCCTTGCTCTGATAAGGATTGTATCCAAGTTTTTACAAGGGGCTTGCGTTGACCCCCAAACTCTCTAATTCCCCATTGACGATTTTCTCCCTTCCTTCTCCTAGCCTCTGCATATTCATCTATATCCCTTTCTTCCATCGGAGTTTTATCATGCCAATCAGGTGTATGAGCCTTTTGCATATCTTGTTTAGGCTTGTATTCATCCCAAAATTCAGGGTCTATATAACTCTTTATAGCTTCACCAGGGGTATTTACAAAATGCTTTTTGGGTGTTTCACCATCTGCTTCATACATAACCTTACCCTGTGCATTTTTACGGTTTTCCTCTTTCTTATGCCCTAAAGCTGTCCCTACTATCAGACCTATTTTATTTTGCCAAGCTGTAAAATCTTTTTCGGACATATTAGGCGGGGGTGGATTTGCTTTAACTGCTCCCCCCGCAATATAATTAGCATAATCTGTACGTAAATCTTTTACTTTCACCTTGGTATTACCCGCTAACTCTTTAAATCTTTTCCTATTTCTACTAGTAGAAGTATCAAAGATTTTATCTGAACGTCCTTTGCCTTCCATATGATGTGCCATAGCTTCAGCTACAGTTCTATTTCGTTTAGTAAAACGTTGGGGTCTATTGTGTTTTCCTCTATAAATTAGAGTAATGCCATCCCCTTTTATTTGAATATCCTGTTTCCGCAAGTCTACTGCCCCCATTCCAGTAAGTTCGCCATCATCGTGGGTACGGGCCTCTCCCCCATGCCTAATACCCAACAAACCCACCAAAGCTAAACAAGTATCGGTGGGACTAGCCTTAAGGTGGTCTACACTCATATTACGTAATTTTCTAATACCCTTTTGTATATCTCCTCTATTGGCTCTAAAATCTTTCCAATACTTGGCTCTCTTCTCTTTATTATGGGCATGGCTATAACTATATCCCAATTCCCCAGTTTTAGCATTTCTCCATTTAGCTTGGACAGGTAAGGTAGTATCTACAGCTACATGAACATCCACAGCATCAAGAGGAACACTTGTGTCGCCATGATTACGAGCCTCTTTTTGTTCTACAAGTACCAGATTTCCATTCTTATCTTTCTTTTTTGGTATTCGTTTACCGAAATTTTTTCCTTCCTCTGTAATTCTAGGAGCCTCTGCATGAGTAGCTTTATCCCCATTTTCATATTCATATACATTATGACCATGCTCAGGATGGGGTACTAGACCCACGAAAAGACTACCTTTATCTTGGATAGGTTCTTGTGTTTGTTTATGGGCATCTATCCACTCAGCCGTGGCATCAATATATGTCCCACCTTTTTTTCCCTCATAGATTCTAAATCCTTTCCCTTTCAGTTCACCAACTTCAGTATCATCTATATACCTACGTTGGCTCTCAGGTAATTGATCTAGGTCTAGATCATCAGGTTTAGGAGTATTCCCTCTTAAAGTAACAGGCATAGGTTAACCCTCTTCAGGTTCTTCTTCAGGTTCTGGGTCATTAATATTTTCATCTTCGTCTTCATTGTCATCTTGAGCTAATTGTGCTTGTGCCATTTCATCTGGATCCATATCTCCTCCTTCTCCTCCTTCTTCTTCACCTTCAGCGGGTGCCTCACCCGTCATCTCCTGTTGCTGTTGTTGCAACTGTTGCTGTTGCTCCTGCTGTTCCATTTGCTGCATAGTTTGTTCAATTTGCAGTGCTTGTGACTCACCTTGGAACTGAGTCATTGGAACTGATTCACCTTCAATTACAAAGGAAATACTTTCCATATCCTCTCCCTGGTCTTTCAGTCTAACAGTAAATCCCATTTGATTCAACTGGCTGGCAACAGCAACTCTCTGTTGAGCAAAACTAATTCTAGTAGCTTCTGCCTTTTCTTCAGGTGTAGGTAGCTCTAATGTCCAATCGGTAATCCCAAAGGCATCTAATAGAAGGGGGAAAACCTTATCATGGAACATACGCTGGTCACCTTCCACTACACGACTCATAACTACAAGCTGTTGCGTTTGGGTAGACAAACCACCAAAGGCTTCAGGTGCGCCCTGCCATGCAGGAGTTACTCCCCACATAGCAGCAATACGTTCCCGTACCTCTTGACGTACAGGAAGATAATCCATTTCCTGTAATGTGTGGAATAGCCGTACCATATCTACCCTACCCCTATTATTTCGGGCAGATACCGCTACCATTGGTATAAAGTTAGGATCCATCCTAGTTTGAGCAGCCATATTAGACCGTTCACGCCTCAATGATTCGGGGTCATCTGTAAAGACCATAATCATAGAAGCTGGCATTTTACGTTCAAAGAAGTATCTATATAGGTTTTTATCCATACCAATCAGAGTAAGAGCCTTCTCAAATACTGTGAGGATAGGACTCCATCCATATGTCTCACTAGGGGAGAACTTAGAAATATGAATAACTTCACTATCAAATAGATAAATATGTTTATTTCTATGATAGTATTTATACATAACTGCTTGACATATCCGGTTACAACCAGGATGGTCACATGTTTGGGGAGTATCTTGAATATCATCCCTATGAATAGGACACAGGAAATGAGCATTTTTTGGCAATCCCGCAGTATCCAAATCAAACTCAACTAGGGCAGGATTTAATCTACGGATTTCTATAATCTTAGAACGTAACGTATCATCATCCATAGTCTTATATTCTTTAGCTAAGTATAAAAACCCATCATCTACAGTATTAATATCATAATGGAATTGTTTTAAGACCTCTTCTAAACTCTGGTCAAAAACGTTACAGTCATCTAAGAATTTAGTAAACCGTTCTTGTTGTTCATGGTCTGGGTCTTTTATCTTAGCCTTCCATTGAATTCCACGCCTGAAGACCTCACTAGTAATATGACTAATGGGGCTACGAATTTCTTCCACAGACATGGCAATGGTTTGAATATCCATTACAAGCTGTTGTCTATACGCCATTTGATGACGTACCCATGTATTAACTACATGGTCTAAGCCCATTGTAGGAGCAGTCCCTGTCTCTCCCCCCGCTTTCATCAACTGAAACATACCGATTTGAGCATTCAAATCTGTCATTTGTTGGGCTAACGCAGGAGTTTCAGGAAGATATTCTGATAATTTCATAGCTAATCCTTACGTGTAGTTAATTTTTCTATATCAGAAGAGAGAGTCAATTTAAGCAGAGTTTCCATTGCTAACTCCTTCAATAAGGTACCCTCTGATTTAGAAGCAGATATACGAAGAGTGCTTATCTCCTCTTCATATTTTACTATTTTTTTCCGCATTTCCGCAAGTTCTTCTTCCTTTTCTTGAACTTCATTAGAATAATCTTCCGGTTCTCTAGTATCTATAGGCATAAAAGAAGAAGATGCATTCTGTAAAATTCCTAAACGAGAGGCTTCTTTTACCAATGCGATAAACCCACCTTCTGTAACTACAGTTACAGCAGGACTATCATCCTCCACTTCATCCTCTGGATTCATGTCTCTCAAGACATCATGCCACGTATCTAAAATACGCCATGTTTGTGTCCCTTCATCCCTAGTCGCTATGTATTGAGACTCTCTTTCCCTTAACATGTTCCCTATCATTCTATTCCTCCTACTAGTTCCTAATGATGATGGACATCTACCCCTACTTGTTTAAGAAACCGATTCACAAGACAACCCATTAATAACCACGATACTACTAAACCTAATCCATACATGGCTAAGAGTGGCAACGGGAGAAATCTCCCTATTGATAAAAGTAATATATCTTCCATCGTATGGATAGAGATAAATCCAAACATTACTCCCGAAAACAGGGTAGTTTTATATGATTGTAAGTATGTTCTAAGCAATTTCACAAGCACTCCACCCACAACTTTTACAAGTAGTGCAGCCATTTTCTTGTACTAATGTAGGTACAGCACATTCACAAACAGGGATTGTATCTTTATGTCCATTTACTAATACTTCTTTGTACCTACTGCCATTCCTATAAATAGTAATACCTTTGCATCCTAATTCCCACGCCCTAAAATAAGCTGTGTATACATCTTCTATAGTGGATTCCTTAGATAAATTAATTGTCTTAGAAATTCCTGAGTCTACCCAAAGTTGAAAGGCAGCTTGCATTTCAATATGTTCCTCTGAAGAAATGTCATGGGCTGTAACATATACGTTCTTAACCCACTGGGGAACATCTTCCAACTCTTGTAAAGACTCGCCATTACTTAACGCTTTCATCAATTCCTCTGTATAAAAACCTTCTTGTCTAGCCATCACTTCAAAATAAGGATTACTATAATATAGTGTCTGCCCCTCCAAAATATTCTGCTTTTTCCATGCTAATGCAAATAGAGGTTCAATACCTGAAGTACACCCTGCAATCATAGAAATAGTCCCTGTAGGGGCTACGGATATACGACAAGCATTCCTATAATTTTCATGTATTTTGTAATTACTTTGACCCCAAGATGGGAAAGGCCCACGTTGCCCACCTAAATTTAAAGAGGCTATATCAGTAGCAGAACGAATATATTCCATTAAAGAACCCCCAATAACTTGAGCCTCTTTACTATTATATGGCACCTTTAATTGGGTCAACAAATCGGCAAATCCCATTATTCCCAAGCCAATTTTTCTTGTGGCTTTAGTCATATTTTCAATATCTAATACAGCATATTTATTAGCATCAATAACATTATCCAAAAAATGGGTAGCTAAATTAACCACCCTAGTTAATCTATTCCAATGAATTTTATCTCTCCAATCCATTGACTCGCCTTCAACATAGAATTTAGCTAAATTAATAGACCCTAAATTACAACTTTCGTTGCCTAAAAGGGGTTGTTCCCCACAAGGATTCGTAGCAACCATATCTCCAAACTCTTTTGTTACTTGATTATCTTCATTAATGCGATCAATAAAAACCATTCCAGGTTCCCCGTTATGCCATGCATTATCTATTATCAAAGAAAAAATATTACGGGCTGACTCCCAAGTATGAACTTGATTAGTATGTGGATTAATTAAAGGATACGTTGCATCAGATTTTACTAAGGACATAAAATTAGAATCTACAGCCACTGAAATATTAAAATTATGAATATCACCCTCAACAGATTTACACGTAATAAACTCTTTTATATCAGGATGATACACAGACATAACAGCCATATTTGCCCCATCCCGTTTACCGCCTTGGGTAATCATACTAGAAACACGGGAAAGAGTCTTTAAAACTTCGATGGGGCCACACGCTATCCCATGAGTAGACTTAATAGACGCTCCCTTAGGTCTAAGTTTAGATAATGCAAACCCTGTACCACCCCCAAACTTTTGTACCATTGCAGAATGGGTAGCTGCTTTCATTATACCTTCCATACTGTCTTCTAATGGTAATACAAAACAAGCACTTAAAGTACCCTGGTTAGTCCCAGCATTCATTAATGTAGGAGAATTCGGTAAGAATTCTAATTTAGACATTATCTCATAAAAATCATTTGTTAGCAAATCTACTTCTATAG